ACGGATGGCACGAGCGTAGCCCGAACCAGCGTCACGCGCCTTGGAATCGTTGTTGAGGAGGTCGGCCTGTGCCAACTGAACCTTGAGATACTGACCGCTTTTGGCGGGAACAGGCAGAAGGGGGAAAATTTCCGCACCGATCAGCCCGGTATCGCCATTGGGGGCTTCCACCAACGCTTGGTTGATGTCTGCCCGAATCGTTGTTCCACCAGAGATATAGCTCATTTTCTTATTCTTTCTTTGTTTGGGTTAATCCTTAGAACATCGGAACGGCGATTTCGATGACAGCCGAGGTGGCGGTGGCCGCTTCGAGAGCGACACCAGCCGTAACCAGATTAGCCGCCAGCGTGGTCACTTGACCAGCCGCATCAAATTTCACAACATCACCGACCGCCGCCGTGCCGGACACGGTTGCGAAGAAGGTGGGGTGGAACAGCTTCACGGTCACATAACCGCCAGCCGCTCCGTCATCAATGGTGGCTCCGATGGCCTTGGTCGACCCAGTCACAGCCACATCAATCCCGCCAGCCGTCACCGTGGAGGGCTGAACAAGGCGATAAGCCGAGATAGCGGACGATGTGCTGAACGTCCGAAAATTATTATCAATATTGGTGCTCATTCTATTTTATCCTTTGTTAGATTTTGCTGATGCCACGGCCAAGAGCCTCGGCATATTCTTTGGGGTTGGAGAGCATGACGGCTTTCATGGCCTTCAGCTTTGAAGTTCCGTAGTCGGCATGAGCCGCCACAAGAGCCTCAAAATTTTTCGGCTCATCCTTCTTGGGAGCCTCTTCGATCACCGGGGAAGCGGGGACAGGCTTGATGCCGAACTCGGTGAGAACCTTTTTCACAACCTCGGACATCTCCTCGGTCTTGGGCTCTTCCTTTTTCGCCATTTCCTCTTTCGGCTCAACCTCGACTTCAATCTTGGGAACCGAATCCTCTTTTTTCTCTTCTTTGGGAGACATGGCCTCTTCCAGTTTGGCGAGGCGCACCTTGATATCTTCCACTTCCTTACCGTAATCTTTGTTTTCCATTGTGTTCTCTCCTTTTGTCAAACCCTCGCCCTCAACTTGGGTTTCGGGCAGATCGGTGGGAATCGGCTTGCCGCCAACCATATATCCCATTTTGATTGTTTCGCCAGAGCATTTGGTCTGGGTTTCGGCAAATTTCTGCATAAACTTAACCATTTCCTCGAAAAGTCCATTGGTTGCCGCAGGGCTTGAAACTAGGTCGGCGGAAGCGATGGATTGGGGTCGGATATAGTCCTTGCCGTTGATGGTCTCGGACTCATTCACAAAAGCCAAGGAAACGCCGAACTGGTCGGGAGCTTCTGCGGCCATCTCTTTGATGAGGCCGTAGTGCGGGGAGTTGCGAAGGAGGCGGAGGTCGGCAACCAGCTTATCGCCTTCGATGCGGGGATTCCTTGCGAAGCCTACAACGGCATCCAATCCGCTTCCATGATTTAACTTTGTTTTAACGCCATTCTTTGCGGCCTTCATAATGCCAAGAGCCATCTCTAGGCTTTTCTTATCTACGAATAGGTCATGCCCCTTGGCCTCTCCCACCTCTAGGATCGAGACCCCGCCCAACTCTAGCTCTGCCATTTCCTCATCCTCATCACGATATGTGCGATAGGCAACCGCCGCCCTCTGTGTTTCATCGGGAAAATCGCTGATGGCTTGGTCGTTGCCCATAAAGCGTGAAACAAAGTCCTGTTCCGATTCGTCTCCTCTAGGAGTGGGTAGGGGCATAGAATCTTTTTTTATGTCAAAGAAGATCGCCGTCTGCCTTGCGGTAGGACTCTTTTACCTCTCCACCGCCAGCCATCTTTAGAAACTTGTTCACCCTAGCCATCGCCCAAGCGTTGCGTGAGTTGGGCTTACCCCCGGTAATCGTTGGCCTAAAGCTAGTGGAGAACGCACCCGCCCCCCTGCGAAACACTTTCTTTAATGCTCCAAGGGTGGGGGCTTTCCTTGTGGGGTGCTTGTCCTTGAACTCGGCAATCTTGTTCTTCAATGCGTCCTCGTTCTCGGCTGAAATCTCTATGTCGCCAGCTTTGCTTCTGGTGGATGCTGTTCCTTCTGGGTTCTCCTTGGAGCCTTTGATTCGCTCCTTGGGAGGTGCGGGAGTTTGTGCCGCAGACTTGGGGCCGGGTCGGGCTAGTTCCTTTGCCTTCTCATCAGTCATTGGGCCACCCACAATCCAAGCGTCACAAGTTCTTTTGGCCGCACATTTAAAATCAAAAATCTCGCAGTAACCTAGATTGCCACCAATAGCGACTTCATTTGCATCCTCGCCGATGCCCTTCTTAATACACCCAAGAACTTTAGTCCTTTGGTCGAAGGCCGCACAATTACCGCAAAGCATCTTTTTGGCCGTGGCTACATCGCCTTGGAACTCGTCTGCCTTGGCTTTCCAATAATCCTCATTAGGTTCATTAGGGTTGGCTGGGCCGTAGTTCGCATCATCAACCGCTGTCTTCCTATTGGCTAGATTGGTTTTGATGTCTTGAGTTGCGATTGGGCAAGAGGCTGGTTCTGCTAGTTCTTTCTTGTCCCTTGCCTCCATCTGCCCAACCACTTTCCTTGCCCAAGCATAACCAGCATCACCACCCCATCCATTCCACGCTTGCCATCCCTTGCCCTGTTCGTCCCAAGTTGCACCTTTCTTGTCGACTTCATGGCGATCAAAGAAGGCTTTCATTCTGCGGACGGTATCTGGGGAGAGGTTCACACCATTCATTAAATCCCTTGCTCTGGAGATGCCGACCGGGGTCATTCCCCTTTGGCTTGCTGGCTTGCCTTCCCTCACATCCAAAGCTCTCTTAGCCGCATCCCTAGCTCCTTGTGGTGGTGTGAAGTCTATTCCGTCATATTTTCCCAACTCAATCCCGCCCATCATCCCTTGAATCAGCATCTTAATAGATGCGGGGTCTAGCTTTGCTAATACCTCTTCAGTATCTTTTTTTTTAACTTCTAAATTTTCCGAAGAAGGCTCAATCGGTTCATCTGGTTCTGGCGCATTGTCTGGTTCCTCGCCATCGTCTTGTTCGCCCTCATCGGGTTTCGGTGCTGGTTGTGGCTTTGGTGCTGGGGCGGCTGGGGCTGGTTTTTCTGGCGGAACGACATCGCTGATTGTCTCTGGGGGAACGCCATATTCTTTAGCCAAGTCTTGAATTGCCTTGGCCTCGATTGCCCTTTGACGCATCGAAGCCTCCCAATCGGCTCCACGCTCTGCGTAGATGTCGGAGCCTGTGCGAAGTCCGCTCTTAAACTCTGCAATTGCACTTGCCGATTCCCGCCCAAGGTCGATTGAAACATTCGCCCCAAAATTAAAAATGCCTCTAGTGGTTTTCCCACCCTCGTTTGTTTGAATCATTCCCCTTGCAACTGCGTCCGCAATCACAATGTTTTTAATTGGGCGAAGCACCTTGTCGTTCAAAAGATTCTGGTAACGCTTGAAGGTGCGCCCCGCTTGTTGCATTTCTAGGCGGGCAGTTGGGCCGGACATGGCGGAAGGATCAACCGCAAAGGAATATGGGATTCCAAGTCCAAGACAGATATTCCGCATTAGAACTTTGTGAAATTCGATAAACGCTCCGCTAGGACGACTTGGGCCGTTGGGGAAAATAATATCCTCGCCCGGCTCTAGGTAGGAAATTTTGCCCGACTCAATCGTTTCTAGCTTGATCTGATTCCCACTGATGTCCTCTTCGGTTGAAAGTGTGGAAAGGTCAGCGGCATTGTTGTTGTTGCGCTTTACGATCCCGCTCTGGGAGCTTGCAACCTTGGCCGCCATCTTTTCAAAGCTGGTAAGTTCGTGAATGTCGGTTGCGTCATTGATAGCTGTGTGAAAGGCCGAAACGCCACGATATTGGTCGATGCGTAGCGGGTCGAAAAGGTGGAAGGCTTGGCTTGAGGGAATGGTGATTTGGTAGCTGTAAAAATCCCCGATGCTTCGGTTGTAAATATCGTAAGCCGTGGGTGCACCTGTGTTGCGATCGATATGGATTCCGCCGATAAGCTCTAGGCTTGTATAGACTTTGAATGGGTCGCCCAATCTGTCGGCCTCAATGCCTTGGATTTTTAGATCGCCATTGGAATCACGAACCAAAACAAAAAGGAAGTCACCATCCCGCAACATGGACATAACCGCCACTTGCATAAGGGTTGATCCTGTATGCCTTGTGGATATGTCGCACTTGTCCCACCATTCGTTCCAATAGGCTTCGACATCGGTGTTTACTTGGGGATTCTGTGTTCTTGATTGGTAGCTGATTGTTCCCGCAACATGACCTGCAAACTTCAAAAGGATAGAGCGAACCAAGCCTACATTTTCGGCCAAGTCCCTTGCCCGCTTCATCAACTCTACACGATCATAGTTGGAGCGATAATCTTCAGCCCCAGAAAGTGAGCTTGGCCCCTTGCGTTCCCGGCTGTATTTTACGGCATCATATTCAAAGTTCTTGAGCTTCTGGCGGGCAAGAAGGCGATCCACCGCTCCCTGCGGATTGACGAAGGCAATAGCCTTGTCGATCAGATTCAATTCGGCCTTTTTCTTCATGGCCCGAATTTAGCGTAAGTCGTCAGCACTCTAGAACCATCTGCCAGCTTGATGGCATAAGTCA